CTATTGGATTTTGGGGTAGATATCCAGGGTGAAAGTGATTTCATCTCCGCGCTTAAAGTCATTTTTGTTATCTTTAAAGTAGTCAACTCTTTCAAGCAGCTCCTTCAACACGGAGTTACGGGTAGGTGCATCCCAGTCCCAGTAATTGGATAAGAGGTGTTCGCATTTCGGGATAAAATTAAATTTTTGTTCCAGGAGTTCCCGGTCATGCGCCAGATCTGCGGCAATACGCTCGATGGCAGCGGCGCAGTCATCTATCTGCTTTGCCGTAGCGCCTGATCGCTCCAGGAAAACCTCTGTAGTGTATATACCTTGTTCAAGTAGTTCATACTGCCTGTTCTTCTGGGTGTTAAGATTCTCCAGCTCGGCGCGTTTATCCAAAAGGACTTTTTCCTTTGTGGCTATGATGTCTACTCCGTTGGTATCATTTAGCGTGTCATTGATTTTGTAACTCTGCACCAGATCTGCAAGGCCGGCAATGAGGGCTTTTTCTACCAGACTCAGCCGGCTGCTCACATTATTACATCCAGTGTAAGAGCATAGGAGCGTGTCTTCCTGTTTCCGGCTGTTATACGGCCGCCTGACCATGTTATGACCGCATTTCCCGCATTTTATTATACCGGACAAAGGATTCTTTACGGTGTTTGATGCGCCTATCGGTCTGGGTGGATTCATGCTCCGGTAATACTGGGCAAGATCATAGATCTCCTGCGATATGATTGCCTCGTGGAGACCGTCTGTTAATATGTAATCATCGCAACGCGGACGGGATTTTACCACATTTCCATTCTCAATCTTATTCATGCCCTTCCTTCTGTTCCACCTTATTTTTCCGGTATAGACCGGATTTTCCAGTATATTTGCTACTGTGGCGGTTGACCATGATTTTCCGGATAGAGATGGGACGCCCATATCAATCAGCTTACGGGTTATCTTGCACATGCCGATGCGCTCGCCATCTATCCCGTATGTATACCAGTTATAAATCAGTTTTACAATTTCTGCCTGCTCAGGGATAGGCTCGAGAGAGTAACCTTTTGTGTGTTCCAGTTTCACCCTGCGGTATCCGTACGGAGGCTTGTTACCGCAATATTTGCCCTCCTGTACAGACGATACCCGGCCTGCATTGAGGCGGCGCTTTATGGTCTTATACTCCCTTCTGGACATAAATAGCCCGAACTCAAAATATTCCTCGTCAAACTCATTGTTCGGGTCATATGTTTTTGTGGGGGTTATGATCTTGGTATCAGAATACTGGAACGCCCTGGCAACAACACCCTGATCTATGGAATCACCACGGGCCAGACGCTCCACCTCCACAACAAGAACACCGTCCCACATACCAGATTCCACTTCCTGCAGGAGGCGCTGCATCACGGGCCGGGCAGATATTGTTTCACCAGATACTACTTCCCGGTAAATGGCTCCAATGTGGCAGCCGCGGCGTTTGGCAAGATCAAGCAGGATTCTTTCATGCCGGGACAGGGTTTCCTCCTCTCCGCGTGCTTCTGCCTCCCGATCTGCACGGGACTTTCTTAAATAGATACAGTCTCTTTCAAGTGTATTCATCGTATCACCTCTCTATAGGATATGATTTTTGGGTACAAAAATAACAGCCAGCGAACTTTTGTTCCGCTTGCATGGCTGCTCCGAAGATGATACAATATTAGTGTTTGGGTAATAGTGTACATCTTCGGATGTATGGCCGGTCTCTGTTGGCGCAGGGGCCGGTTTTTATTATTTGACATTTTTAGCAACCGGCAGTTGGTATGATCTCCCCCTTCGGTTCCTCGTGGAATATATTATTTTGAAGCCCCTGTAGCAACAAGGGCTTTTTTGTTACTGTTCTATGATACAGTTTGATAAAACTAAATATTGTCCATCGGATACATTAATATATGCCTGACCTTCAAAGTTATCATTTGAAAGAATATCTTGTTGCCGACTGTCTGAATAAATACAATAATATCCACCCCGATCTGAGGTGGCATTCAATTTATACTCACCAGCAGGAAGATTAACACCTATTTTAAGCATAGAACCTTCTTTCGAGGTATCCAAGGTATTCTGCGAACACCATTCATCGAAAGGGTAGGCTACTGCTGATGATAACTCAAGATACTCTTCATCATATACAGTGATAATTGAATTGTATTTAAAATTGTCATTAAACAAAATATCATCACCATTTGCATCAGAATTTACAGAAAAATATCCACTACTTCTATTCGACGGCATCACAATATATTCGCCTGCAGGCATATCATACCCAACTTTTAGGACACCAGGTCCGTAAACTGTAACCGATGGTGGCGCTTCTTCATTATTATTTTTTTGCGTGGCAGATTCGATTTTTTCCGGATTATTTGTTTCAGGTTCTGAAATTGTTAAACTGTTTAGAATAGATTCAAAATCATCACTGTAATCAATATTATTGTTGTTGACTACAGCCATGAATATTTGTCCAAGTCCATTATTGGCAATAAAACCTATTGCACTAACCTTAAAGTTTTCGTCTGAAATATCTATTTTTTGTGTCATAGTAACTAATTTTACATTAGTACCATTATATTGAGAGTCGTTGACACTATCAATAGAAATTACTCCGGTACCATCTTTTAACCCGCTTACCCAGCCATCCATGTTTTTAGATATTTGTTCATCGGATGCCGACTGGAGTTCAGGAACGGGAGTATACGTTAGCATTAAAAGCGCTGTATTATTTTCTGTAGGGTAAAAATATAAGCCGTCTTCTCCTTCTATATTTTTTGAAATCCAATTTGCAGGTATATCTACTGTAAACTCCCCATGAGTGACTTTTGTTGTACCTTTCTTAAAGTCACTTGACATAGCAGGTGTATTAGTCGCTACGTTCTCTTTCTCAAGCTGTTTTTTGAGTTCCTCATTTTCTTTTTGCAACTGTTCAAGTTGTTTGTCTGAGGTATCGTCGGACTTGGTCTCTGTGGCTCCGCACCCTATGGAAGAAATGCTTAACATGGCTGCGAAAAGCATTATAAGAATCTTTTTCTTCATAAAATATCCCCCTTAAAATAATTTATTAACATGCCGCAGCAAATTAATCTACATCACCAAAACTAAGATCGGCCATTGCATCACGCAGACCTTCCAGCACCTCATGCTGCTCTATGTACTCTATCCACTTATAAGGAATACCTGATTTTATTTCTCGTTTCAGGTTATCGTAGAGCGGCTGCATGGCTTTATTCCACATCTCACGGACCGCCTTCTGTACCTTGGCTTCTTTCCAACGGCTCTTAGCGGGCCGCTTCTGATTTTTAGACTCCTGAAATTCCGTGGCCTTTTCCATAAAAACCATGTATCCATCAAAGTTTTCTTCCAGGTAATTTAAAAACTCCTTATATGACATCCATTCGTCCTCCCTTTCAACTATTAACCAGATAATATATGTTATCAAATTTAACGGACGTTACCATACCGTCATCATTCAAATGTATACTCGAAGAATTTGGGTATAGGTAAGCCAAAAGCTTTGCCTCATACTTATCCGTGCTCCAGAAAGAGCGGTATTTTGTCCGCATCATTATATGGTTGGCTGCAGCTATTGAAATTCCAAAATAATTGCTGACGGACGGGGCACTGTGGAAATTTTGGTACTTTATCAGTGCCTCAGGTGCTAAAAGGTTGGCAGCAAAGGCGTCCGCTTCCAATTCATTTTCTCTACTTTCAGTTTCATGCCCCAATAAAAAGTGACCTAATTCATGCATTAATGAAAAGCGGATACGCTGTATACAAAGTTTATCATTATAAAACACGACCTTTAAAATTTTATCCGAAAACGCATCATCTGACATATTCCGACACAGGGCATATAATTCAGGGCGCAGGTATCTTGCCTGCTCGTATGTAAATACCTTAAACCCATAATGCTTCAGGACAGCGATGCAATCAAAGGGGAAGTCTTTAATACCGCATTCCGTGCAGACTTCCCATACCTTTTGATGTAGTCTTTCAGGATTCATTTTGTCCTCCAGAATTACTCGATTATTTCGGACAAAAGTTGTATCAGGCGTAATTTCTGCTCTTTTGACATCTGCTTTCCATTTCTGGCAATGAGGCGTTCAACATCATCATATGATGGACCACTTTTAGCCTCTTTCTCATTCGCAACCATTTGTTCTAGTTGATCGGTGGTAATTCCAAGAGCCTCGCATATTTTACAGACATTGACATAGCTTGTCTTTTCAATCCCATTTTCTAAAATGGATTTTACAGTAGAATAAGCGATACCAGAACGTTTTACTATATCAGAAACTTTTAAACCTTGTTCTTCCATTAACTTTCTCAAAATCTTTGCGCGTTCCATATCATCACCTCTTCTTTTAGTTATCTAATTGAATAATACCGCAATTATTACAGAATGTAAATAATTAATTGCGAAATATTGCAAAAAACTATTGACAATTGCGATATGATGCAATAATATATACCTAGAAATTGCGATGTATTGCAATTTTGCAAGGAGGTGAGAAATATTGATTGCGATAAAATGCAATAACTTAGAAGCAGAAATGAAAAGAATTGGAAAAACAAGAAAGGATGTTGCTGATTTAATCAATGTATCGTACAGCACAGTTTGTTCACGCTTTAATGGTGAATCTCAGTGGTTATATACAGAGTGTGTTTCGATTAGAGATTCATGGTTTCCTGATGTGCCGTTATCCTATCTGTTTAAACGCCAGTAACACAAACTTATGTTCGATAAAATAAATATAACATGAACATATGTTTGTGTCAATGAGAAATGAGGAGGTGACGAGGGTGGTATTTGTATCTGAGAGGATTATAAATATTGCGGATCTTGAGGAAACCATTAGAAAGGCAAAACTAAATCTGGAAATTCTCATGGACGAAATGCCTAAAGCCGCACAAAGCGAACAATTGTCGTACAGGGCGGCTTTAGTAAAAGACCTTTTAGAGTCGGCACAAACATTTGAGTTTTGCATAGAAAAAAGGAAGTGCGTTTTTAAAGATGATTTCTCGAATCAAACAATTCAGGGAAGTCTTTCAAAAGTTTGCAATCAGGATTAAAACAATCTAAGTATTTATATTCTTTGCGCTGATTGTCTTTATCCAATTTTGAGTTTTCGATGATAGGACAGGTTGCATATGCAAAACGTACTTCATATTCATTTTCAGGATTTTGTGTAAATCTGTATTTGGCAGAAAGTACAATATCCTTGTTGTATTGAGGACATTTAACTGATTTTCCAAGAATCGTATAGTATTCGCTCATAAGGTTCTCCTTTCTTTTTTACTCGGCCTGGCGGGGCCTGTAACTAAAGAATAGGGAAACAGAAAGAAAATGTCAATCGAGAAAGGTGTTAAAGATATGTGGGTCATATTTTTATTATCCGCGTCAGCATTTGGACTAGCGGCATTATTAATCTTGTTTATAGGCCACAAAATATACATACGGATGCAAAGAGACAAAGAAGTATTCGATGTAGAGAAAAAGGCTTATGAAAAAATAAAAAAAGAGATTCAGGAGGAATCAGAATGAAAAAAGTGATTGTAGGAATTATTATCGCGGCGGCATTGATTGGTGGAGGATACACGGTCATGTCCATGACACACGTAGGACAGGGAGAAATAGGAGTTGTCTACTCCATGAAAGGCGGCGTAAAGGACAAGACACTGGGACCAGGTTTTCATTTTGTCGGCCCGACCGATAAGGTGAAAGATTATCCGGTGTCACAGCAGCAGCTTGTACTCAGTAATAATCCGTCGGATTATGGCGAGAAGGAACATGCTGACTGGCATGTGGATGCCCCTGCAGATGGAGGGATGGTCAAACTTAACATGACCATGAACTACAATTTCATTCCCGACAGGGTGACGGGGCTGTATGAAAAATTTAATGGCATGGACGGGGACGCTATTGTGGACAGTATGGTACAGAACTCCATCATCGCTTACATAAAAGAAGTCACGCCTCAATTTTCCGTTATGGACATATACAGCACAAAACGTTCAGAGGTGAGCAAGGCTATCACAGAATACCTGAATGAGAAGCTGGAACCAGAATACGGAATCAACGTTGCATCGGCTCTTATCATTGATGTGCAATTAGATGATGCACTGAAAGAAAAGGTCCAAGCAAAGGAACAGGCAAAACAGGATGCTGAAAAAGCAGAGCTGGATAAGCAGACCGCAATAGCGCAGGCAGAGACAGATAAGGTGAGAGCAGAATCAGCCGCCGCAGTAGAAATTGAAAAAGCCCGTGGCGAAGCAGAAGCGAACAGACTTAAATCAGAAAGTATTACACCAGAATTGATACAGATGATGGAGATGGAGGCCCGTAAGGAACACGGCTGGGTTACTGTCCAGGGGGCAGATACTGTAGTCAAAGAGGAGTAGTATACGGGGCTTGTCCCCGTGATAGGTCCTCAAAGAACAGGTACAAGTATCACTGCATACTATAACCATTGAGGAGGTGGTTTCTTGGCATTAATAAAAACAATTAAATATGGTTCCGGAGAGATTCGGATACACGATGATTACTCAAAAGACAAAACAGCCGAAGAGACTCAGCATATCGTTGATGAGGTATCGAGGTTGGTATTAGATTTTTACAGAAGAGAAGCCGCCGGATAAGGCGGGAGAGGAGGGACAAGCCCATGCATTACACCACAATAAAAGACGCAGCCATATGCACTGCTCTTGCCGCCCTGACCGAATGGTGGCAGCCACGGGACGCACCGCAGGCAGTTATGTGCTACATAGTTATATTTGTGCTGCTGGTTGTTGGTCTGGAGGCGGCACGAGATTGGGAAGAAAGGAGGAAGAGAAATCATGACATTTAGAGAAAAGTTAATGAAAGAGCATCCTGAATGTATCAATGAAAATTTTGATGGGGGATGCAAATTCTGCCCGGACTCATATGGGTATGAGTATCACAGCTATTGCCACGATAATGTGGATTGTAGAGACTGTTGGGACCGGGAGATTACGGAGGAGGTTCAGAAATGAGACAAAAAGAATTGCAAAAAATATTAAAAGGACATATCGCCTGGCTTTGGAACAAAGAGAATAGTGAAAGAGCTGATTTGACAGGGGCTGATTTATGTGATGCCGATCTAGAGGATTCCTGCCTGTGTAGAGCTGATTTGAGTGGTGCCCGCCTGCATGATGCAAAACTGATAGGCGCCGATCTGGAAGGAGCAAACCTGGATGGGGCCGATCTGGAGAGGGCTGATCTTAGAGAGGCCGGCTTGAAAGGAGCCAATCTAGAAGAAGCTAGCCTCTACGGGGCAAACCTGGATGGAGCAGACTTGAGAAATGCTAATCTGAGAGGGGCTGATCTGAATTATGCTAACCTGAACGGGGCTGAACTGCAGGGAGCTGATCTGGAAGGGGCAAACCTGGTCAATACGTGCTGGCCACTGAGCGAAGGTGGGCTTGACGTCAGAGTAGATAAAGATATTGCAGCACAGTTGGCATATTACTTTTGCCGGTTAGACTGTGATGATCCAGAATATCTGAGAGCAAGAAACGGGCTGCTGAACTTCGCAAATCAGTTCCTCCGTGCAAAGGAGTGGGGAGAATTAGAACTAATTGAAAAAGGTCCTGCGCCGGCAAGCAATCAGGACCAAAACAAATAATTTTACACCCTCATTATGAGGGGAACGGGAGGAAAAGTCAAGTGAGAAACGAAGATCTTGTCTTAAACAACATGAAATTAGCCTATAGCACAGCCTGGAAAATGAGAGACACAGGGATTGAAATGGATGACTTACAGTCTTTGGCATTACTGGGGCTTGTAAAGGCCGCAAGAGACTATGACGAAAAACGAGGGTACAAATTTTCAAATCTCGCGATTACGATCATGAGAAATGAAATCCTGCAGGAAGTCCGCCGGCAGAGAAAACAGCGAAATCAGGTATCACTCAATAGCCCAATCGTAGATGGCTTATTTACCTTGGGTGATGTGCTGGAAGATAAACAAAATGGATTTGCTGAGGCAGAAATGCAGGCTTTGATTGAAGAACTTGAAGAAAATGAGAAAAAGACTGTCCGGATGATTCTCTTCCAGGGGATGAAACAGTCTGAGGTGGCGGACATCATCGGCATGTCACAGACTATGATAAGTCGTTATTACCGTTCAGGACTTCAGAAACTGAGGCAGTGTGTTTGATAGGAGGCATTAAGTGACAGAGGAACAGAACATAGCAGATTATATACAATCTAAGCTCTTAGAATATGGATTTAAAATTCAACGGTACAATGCCTATTCAACAAACAGTATCTACTTAAAATTGGATTATGGCGTATGCAATAGTATTCGGATATCAGACCACAAAGGAAAGGCATACCTGAAGTATAGATACAACATTGGGAAGTATGTGGAAGAGTACGTACATACCGTGGACAAGTTTGACCGTTATTACTATAGCCCGGCCGAAATAGAAAGTTTGATCGCGAAGATTCAGGATGACAGAGATAAAAAAATCATGCGGTATGGAATTGACCGATACGGAAAACTCATGTCAAAAAGTCGGGCAGAAAATCAGAACAATAAAGGCTTCTGGAGACAGGCCTATGTTGTAAATAAATAATAAAAATTATAAGGAGGACAACAAATGTTTGAAATCACAATTAATATCCCGGGGTTAAAGGAATTTGCGGAGGCAATCACGAATATGTCTGTCGGTATCGCACCGATTCAAGGCTCAGCACAATTGCAGCAGGCTCCAGCAGTACAACCGACCGTACCACCGGTACAAGAGAACAAGGCGCCGGTGCTGCAGGCACCGGTACAGATACAGCAGACTGCCCCACCTGTGCAGCCAGCCCCCGCGGCACAGCAGATTCCAACCACTGCGCCTAGTTATACTCTGGACGAGCTTGCTAAGGCAGCCATGACACTCATGGACACCGGGCGGCAGGCGGAACTGCAAGGGCTGCTTGGTGCGTTTGGCGTCGAAGCCCTCCCTGCATTGCCGAAGGAACAATATGGAGCGTTTGCTACGGCCCTGCGGGAGAGAGGGGCACAGATATGATGGGAGGACACAAAGACAGGAAGCATGCGCTGCTGAGTGCGTCAGCCGCTCACAGGTGGCTTTACTGCACCCCCAGCGCAAGGCTGGAGGAGCAGTTCCCGGATAAGCCCTCCGAGGCCGCCGCGGAAGGGACACTCGCTCATGAGCTGGCGGAGGCGAAGGTGCGCAACTATTTTTACCCCGCTGATTTCAGCAAACGAAAGCTGACCAGCTTTGTTAAGAAGATGAAGGAGAATGAGCTTTGGCAGGATGAGATGGTGGAGCATACGGATGCGTACCTGGACTACATAAAAGGGACGGCGCTTGCCCTGGACAGCCAGCCCTACGTGGCCATCGAGAGGGAAGTGGATTATGGTGGCTACGCCCCGGAAGGGTTCGGGACGGCGGACTGTATCATCGTGGGGGACGGTTGTCTGCACATCATCGACTTCAAGTACGGCAAGAGCCCGGACGGCCGCGTGACGGCAGAGGGCAACCCGCAGCTCTCCTTGTACGCCCTGGGGGCCTACGAAGCCTATAAGATACTGTACCCGATTGAACGGGTTAAGCTGGCCATCGTGCAGCCCCGCCTCCCGGACGGCATCTCCGAGTGGGAATGCACTCTGAAGGAACTGCTCACGTTCGGGGAGTTCGTAAGGAAGCGTGCGGCGCTCGCGTCCAAAGGGGAGGGGGACTTTAACCCCCACGCAAAAACATGCAGGTACTGCCGGGCCAGGGCGCAGTGCAGGGCCCGGTCGGACCGGAATGTAAAACAGGCATTCGACCTCGGAGAGCTGCCGCCTCTCATCACCGCCGAGGAAGCAGGGAGGCGCCTGCGCGCGATGGAGGATGTGGCGAAGTACCAGAAGGACCTGCAGGCGTGGGCACTGTCTGAATGCCTGGCTGGAAAAGACGTACCTGGATGGAAGGCTGTAGAGGGCAGAGGCTCCCGGGATTGGGCAGACATGGACAAAGCGTTTAAGGCACTGACGGATGGCGGCATCAACGAGGCCATCCTTTGGGAGAAGAAGCCGCTTACCCTTGCTCAGGTAGAAAAAGTAGTGGGTAAAAAAGACTTTGAGGCTGCAGTTGGCAGCATGGTGGTGTGGAATCCAGGAAAACCAGCTCTTGTAAAAGAATCGGACAAGAGACCAGCTATAACAAATAAAGTAACTGCTGTAGATGCATTTAAGGAGGAAAAATAGAATGGATAATTTATGTAATGTAACAACAGGTAAAGTAAGACTGAGCTATGTACATGTGTTTAAACCCTACGCTTATCAGCCGGGACAGGAAGAGAAATACCAGGTGACCATCTTGGTACCCAAAACAGACACGGAGACCATGGGGCGCATCAACGCTGCCATTGAAGCGGCTAAACAGAGGGGCATAAACGAGAAATGGAATGGGCAGTGCCCGCCTATTGTACCGACGCCCGTATACGACGGAGACGGAACACGTCCGTCTGACGGCCTGCCTTTTGGGCCGGAGTGTAAAGGGTGCTGGGTGTTCACTGCCAGCAGTAAAGCAGACTATCCCCCTGAGGTGGTGGATGCGATGTGCAACCCCATTATCAATCAGTCTGAGGTTTATAGCGGTATATATGGCAGAGTGAGTGTTACTTTCTTCCCTTACGCCTTTGGGGGTAAAAAAGGTATTGGATGCGGGCTGGGACCGGTTCAGAAACTGGAAGATGGAGAGGCATTGAGCGGCGGTTCCGTTAGTGCCGCGCAGGCTTTTGGAGCTCCGCAGCAGGCTATGGCTTCCGCTGCAGCGCCTGCGACACCTTATGCAGCCGGATATCCGGGTTATAGCCAGCCAACTATGCAGCAGGCGGGGTACCCGTCTGCTACACAGCCACAACCGACGGGTGGGATCAACCCGATCACAGGTCAGCCATATTAATAGAGAGGGGCTTTAAGCCCCTCGTTTTAACAGGAGGGGCAAAGTGTAATGAAAAAACATCATCTGAGTATTGACATAGAGACGAGATCAAGCGTGGATATATCGAAAGCCGGATTGTATAAATATGCGCAGTCAGAAGATTTTGGCGTACTTCTCTTTGCCTATAAAATGGATAAAGAAGATGTCAAAATCATAGATTTGGCCTGCGGAGAACACATATCCCAGAAAATAATTGACGCGCTGCGGGACCCATGCGTCATCAAGCATGCTTATAATGCAGCTTTTGAATGGTACTGCCTGAATCGGGCAGGGATAAAAACACCCTTAGAGCAGTGGCGCTGTACTATGATGCACGGTCTGTATTGCGGATATACTGCTGGTCTGGGAGCTACGGGAAAAGCAATTGGCCTGCCGGAGGATAAGCGGAAAATGGCGGTCGGTAAAGCCCTGATCCGGTATTTCTGTGTGCCGTGCAAGCCCACAAAATCAAACGGTGGCCGGACCTGGAACCTGCCGGAGCATGATGAAGACAAATGGGAATTATTTAAAGAATATTGTGCTCAGGACGTTGTGACAGAGTATGAGATACTGCAGAGGCTACGACAATTCCCGGTTCCGGAAGAGGAAGAAAAGCTCTGGCAGATGGACATAAAAATGAACGCTTATGGAGTCAGGGTGGATAAGGAACTGATAAAAGGGGCGCTTGCGATAGATGATATCAGCACCCAGAAGCTGTCAGGTGAGGCAATAGAGCTGACAGGGCTTGACAACCCAAACAGTACATCGCAGGTATTGGACTGGCTGCGGGAACAAGGCGTAGAACTGCCGAACCTGCAAAAAGCTACCGTGGAAGAAACACTGAAGACAGAATTACCAGATGCAGCACGGCGCCTTCTGGAGATCCGGCAGCAGATGGGGAAGACCTCCATTAAAAAGTATGTAGCCATGGATACGGCAAAGTGCACAGATGACAGGGTCCGCGGGCTGACTCAGTTTTATGGCGCGAACCGGACGGGACGATGGGCAGGAAGATTGGTACAGTTGCAGAACCTCCCCCGTAATTATCTCAAGACTTTGGATGTCGCCCGGAAACTGGCAAAGCAAAAAAATTATGAGGGGTTACGCATGCTGTATGGCAATGTACCGGATACGCTTTCTCAGCTCATCAGGACTGCCTTCATCCCATCGGAGGGGAATAAATTTGTGGTGGCTGATTTCTCGGCCATTGAGGCCCGTGTGATCGCCTGGCTGGCCGGAGAGCAGTGGGTGAATGAGGTTTTCGCCACTCACGGGAAGATTTATGAAGCCACGGCTTCGCAGATGTTCCATGTGCCTGTGGAGCGCATCGCAAAAGGAAATCCGGAGTACAGCCTGCGGCAGAAGGGGAAGGTAGCCACCCTTGCCCTGGGCTACCAGGGAGGGGTGAACTCCCTTATCAGCATGGGCGCGCTTAACATGGGCCTTTCGGAAGAGGAACTTCCGGATATCGTACAAAGGTGGCGGTCGGCAAACCGGAGGATCTGTGACTTATGGTACGCCGTTGAACAGGCAGCGCTCACAGTCATGCAGACAGCACAGCCGCAAGCGATACATGGCCTGATATTTGCGCTGGAGGGGGATATGGTCTACGGGCAATGTTTCCTGACGATAAGGCTGCCATCAGGGAGAAAGCTCTACTACCCGAAAACGTTTCTGCAGGAAAACAAATTTGGAAAGATGGCAATACACTATTACACAGTGGGCCAGCAGACACGGAAATGGGAAATAACTTCCACTTATGGGGGGAAGATGACGGAGAACATTGTACAGGCTGTTGCGAGGGACTGCCTGGCAGAAACGCTAAAGAGAATAGATTCCATGGGCCTGCAGGTAGTCTTCCATGTGCATGATGAGGTTATCGTCGACGCCCCCATGGAAACAACGGTGGACGAAATATGCGGGCTTATGGCGGAGCCAATACCCTGGGCGCCAGGGCTGATCTTAAAAGGCGCCGGATTTGAAAATGATTATTACATGAAGGATTAGGAGGAGAATGTGATGCAGTATAACCGCAAATTGCTGATAAGTACGGCAGGGAGCCGGAAGGCTACGGTTTGGCCGAAAAGCACTATCCTCTGGTCCGAATTTGTAGACAGGCTAAAAACACCGGTCAGGGGAGCGGAGACGCTGGAAAGCTATCTTAAGCTGACGAAGACGCAGCAGGCCGAGTTGAAGGATGTCGGCGGTTTCGTCGGCGGCACTTTTACCGGAGACAGAAGGAAACCGGGATGTACTGAAGGTAGGGACCTTTTGACGCTTGATCTGGACTCTATACCTGCAGGGCAGACAGAGGATATCCTCCGCCGTGTAGACGGCCTGGGGTGTGCTGCCGTTATATACAGCACGAGAAAGCATGCAGATTATGCGCCGAGGCTTCGCGTTATCGTACCTCTTGACAGGACAGCTACAGCAGACGAGTATGAACCCGCAGCGCGTAAACTAGGGGCTCTTATCGGCATTGAGTTCTGCGATCCTACGACATTTGAGGTCAATCGGCTCATGTACTGGCCAAGCTGCAGCGCTGACGGGGTGTATGTTTATAAATCATTTGATAAGCCGTTCTGCAGCTTAGACGGCCTGCTGGGGATGTACGGAGACTGGCAGGATGTAGCCCAGTGGCCCCAGGTCCCGGGAACCGACGCTATAGCCAGGAGACGCCTTGCGAAGCAGGAGGACCCCACGACGAAAAAAGGCGTGGTGGGAGCATTTTGCCGTACATATACCATCACACAAGCCATGGATAAATTTCTTCCGGGGTTATATGAAGAGACCGCTGTAGCAGGCAGATATACCTACACTGGAGGTGAGACGACAGGCGGCGCGATCATATATGATGGCGACATGTTCCTATATTCCCATCATTCCCATGATCCCTGTTGTAACCAGTTGGTCAATGCCTTTGATCTGGTCCGCCTGCATAAGTTTGGCGATCAAGACGCAGATGTGAAGGAGGGGACACCAACTAACCGGATGCCATCTTTTACATCCATGAGCCACTTGGCAACCGGTGACAAGGCAGTATCTGATCTGATGGCAAAAGAACGTTATGAACAGGCGCAGGAAGCTTTTCAGACGCCAGAAGCAGCACAAACGAGAGGTCAAGAGGAATATGATCTAAGCTGGCTTTCACGCCTTTCAAAAGACGGTAACGGACGTTATGAGAAGACCATAAATAATGCGGTCATAGTCCTGGAAAACGACCCTCTTTTAAAGGGAAAGATCGTCACAGATGAATTTGCAAGCTGCGGAATGACCCTGGGCAGGCTGCCGTGGGATCTAAGAGATGAAAAACGCAGGTGGACAGACACAGACGACGCCGGATTTTATCGGTACATGGAAACATTTTACGGGATCACAGGAAGGGAGAAGCTCGACAATGCCCTGTTGATCGTCAGCAGCCAGAATAAGATAAATGACGTAAAGAAGTATCTGCAGGGCCTTAAATGGGATGGCAGAAAGAGGCTGGATACATTGCTGTCGGATTATCTGGGGGCGGAGGATAGCCCGTATACGCGGGCTGTCATCCGGAAGTCCTTGTGTGCGGCTGTGGCGCGTGCGATAACCGGAGGAGTGAAGTATGACTGTATGCCTATTTTTGCGGGACCACAAGGGATCGGAAAAAGCACATTTCTAGATATCCTGGGAAAGGAATGGTTCTCAGATTCCCTAACAACTTTTGAGGGGAAAGAAGCAGCAGAGCTCATACAGGGTACCTGGATCAATGAGGTTGGAGAACTTACTGCTATGACAAAGCAGGAAACGAATGCGGTGAAGCAGTTTTTAAGTAAGCGATATGACATCTATAGAGCCGCATACGGCCGTAGAACGGAAAAATATCCACGCAGGTGCGTTTTCTTTGGTACCTGCAACGATGCGGAATTTTTAAAAGATGCAACCGGAAACCGGAGATTTTGGCCGGTGGACGTGGGCCAGATCCCAGCGAAAAAATCCGTGTGGCAGGATCTTCCGCGAGAAGTCGACCAAATATGGGCGGAGGCGTATGCCTACTGGATGCTGGGAGAGCCCCTGTATCTATCGAAAGAGATTGAGGAGATGGCCGAAGAGATGCAGGAGAGCCACAGGGAGATGTCAGGAAAAGAAGGTATGATACGGGATTTCTTGGAAAGGGAGATCCCTGCGGACTGGGATAGTTACAACCTGCAGCAGCGGCGGCAGTATTGGAACGGAAATCTGCGGATACCAGATAACGTCGGGCTGATAAAAAGAGATAAAGTGTGCGCGATGGAGATATGGACCGAATGTTTTAATGGCGACCCGAAGTTTTTAAAACGGATAGATAGTGTGGAAATAAACAACACACTAATGACTATAAAAGGCTGGAATCGGAATAAATCGTCTCGAAGGTATGGTCCATATGGCACACAAAAAGGATTTCAAAGGGTGTCAACTTTCTAGTGTCAACCATAAAAAAGTTGGTTGACGCAGTGTGTCAACCATGTCAACTTAAAAAATCAGAAAGTTGACGGGGATAGTTGACGTCACAACCCGCATAAACACTACATTTTTTTATTAATGTCAACCATGTCAACCAACTTCTATATAAATAAAAAAATAGAATAAATAGAGATATAGGCGCGTACGCCTAACACGCCTAATGCGCCTACGTGAGGCGTATACGCGCGTAAGGGCGAGAAAGTTCACGCCCATAAGGAGGCCTAAAAATGCTTGAAAAAGAAATTGAGAAGATTCTCGTAAAAGAGGTCAGAAAATTAGGGGGCAGAGCCTATAAATGGACAAGCCCCGGATACAACGGGGTGCCTGACCGGATCGTCATCCTGCCGGGTGAAAGGCCGTATTTTGTAGAACTGAAATCTGAAACCGGCAGGCTGAGTGCTTTACAGCAGATACAGATTGACCGTTTGCAGGATTTAAAACAGCCGGTGTTCGTGGTGAAAGGGATTAATGGATTAAGCCAGTTCTTCCAGGATATCGGGCAGGAAGAGGTAAGCAAAGCGATTGACTGCAAATATGATTTGTAGAATCAGAATCACGGAGGAGGTGATGCCAAATGGTATTCAAGCCACACGCCTATCAACAGCATTGCATCAACAGGATAATCCAAATTAAAAAGCTGGGGTTATTTCTTGATATGGGGCTTGGCAAAACAGCCACGACGCTGACCGCTATCCGGGAGCTGAAATATGACCGTTTTGCTGTTCGCCGGGTGCTTGTCATCGCACCTAAGAAGGTGGCTGAGGGTACATGGACAAAGGAAAAGGACAAATGGGACCACACAAGGATCTTGAGAGTATCCCCTGTCCTTGGGAGTCAGGCGAAGCGTATCCGGGCGCTGAACACGCCCGCAGACATATACATCATTAACCGGGAAAATGTTTGCTGGCTGGTAGATCATTACCGGAACAGTTGGCCTTTTGACATGGTGGTGGTTGACGAAAGCAGCAGCTTTAAAAGCCACACAGCAAAACGGTTCAAGGCCCTGGCAAGTATGGGGAACCACATTGACCGGATCGTTGAGCTTACCGGGACGCCTTCTCCAAACGGACTCGCGGACCTGTGGGCACAGGTATTTCTCCTGGACGAGGGAGAGCGGCTGGGGAAGAGGTATACACAATTCCGGGAAAGGTATTTTCAGCCTGATAAACGGGGCAGTGACGGTATGATATACAGCTATGCAGCCAAACCGGGAACAGAGCAGAGTATCCTGTCGCAGATATCCGATATCTGTATATCCATGAAAGCGGAGGATTACCTGCAACTACCGGATATCACATACCATGAGGTGCCTGTGGAGCTGGACAGTAGAGCACTCAGGGCTTATGAGGAACTGGAAAGGAAAATGGTCCTGGAGCTGCCAGAAGAGGAAGACAATATCAGTGTTACAAGCGCGGCAGCGTTGTCAAACAAGCTTTTGCAGTTGGCAAACGGGGCTATATACGACGAGGATCACAGTGCACACGAGGTCCATGGATGCAAGATAGAAGCATTCCTGGAACTGATCGAATCACTGCAGGGCAAGCCGGTATTGGTCTTTTATAATTTCCAGCATGACCGGACCCGTATCCTGGAAGCGCTTAAAAAGTACAAGCTCCGCGTCAGGGAATTAAAGACCACACAGGACGAGGATGACTGGAATAACAGAGAGATAGACATCCTTCTGACACATCCGGCCAGCAGCGCATACGGCCTGAACCTTCAGCAGGGAGGCAATCACGTGATCTGGTTCGGACTTACATGGAATTATGAGCTTTATACGCAGGCAAATAAGAGGCTGCATAGGCAGGGACAGCAGGAAAAGGTCATCATCCATCACCTAGTATGTACCGGGACTCGGGATGAAGATGTCATGCGAGCTCTGGAAAAGAAGGATGATGTACAGAACTGGGTCATGGAGAGCCTGAAGGCAAGAATTAAAAAGATCAAGGAGGAGATGTAGATGATAAATGTAGCCGCGAGGATAAGAGCCGTAGGGGAACCAGCCGGCACAAGGACACAAAAGAGGGCCATGGTACATAAAGTCAGATGTCAGGGCTGCGGCAAAGAAATTTTGTCCGATGAAGATCTGTCAAAGGTGGAGTATGTACGGACAAAGCGTGGATCTGAGTGGTTTTTCCATACAGATTGTGCCGATAAGATTTGGAAGAGGAGGATAGTATGATAAATATCGAGAATATTGAGGAGGTCGTGAAAGCGGCGCCTACACGAGAGCAGAAACTGCGGATGATAGCTGATAACTATGGATTATCCTGCCAAATGTACAAGCTTATGGAGGAGTGTGGGGAACTGGTTGCCGCTTCGGCGAAATATGACCCACTTGACTACAGAACAGGATATCATTTGGCCGAGGAGATAGCTGATGTCCGTGTCATGATCGAGCAGGTCGAATATCTGCTGAGTATCCATGGAACCGTCCAGGAATATATGGATCAGAAGGTTGACAGACAGATATGGCGCATGAGAGAGGAGGGGATGTTATGAGCAGCCGAAATAAAGAGATGCAGGCGAGAACAGAAGGCATGGCCTATGCCCTGCGGATTGCAAAGGAAAAGGGGATTGAGGAACTTGAAAAGGAGATAAAGTTCAGAAATCTGACGGGGATATCCCTGAATTTGTCCCGAAAGGATCTGAATACGGCCAGCGAGAAGATCAAAGAAATGACCATGGATACTTTCACGATCCTTACCGTTGCGGTTCTTCATGATGAGTTCGGCTTCGGGGAAAGGCGCTGCCAGAGATTTATAGACCGGATGAACCAGAAGGCGGAATGCATGATAGATGACTTTTGTACCTGGGATGATTATATCCAGACGATAAAGGAGGAGCTGAATCTTGAACTGCAGATACGATGGAACAAATGACGGCAGACAGTCGTATATCAAAATGATGATAAACAATTTCACGGCTAAACGACAGTGCGCATACGAAAATGGGAAACAGTTCCATGCAGCAATGTATGAAGAGGTCATAGGTGCTCTCAAAAAAGAGGTTGCGGCTCCCGTTATTAAAGCATGGGATAAGTCGATAGGCGATCACAGTTATTACAGGTATGTCTGCCCGGAATGCGAAAATGTTTTAAGACCGAGTACGAGAGGTAAGTATTGTCCGTATTGCGGACAGCGGATAGATTGGGAGGAAAAATGCAATGAAAAAGGCCAATGAATGGATAAATGTGAAGGATGATGTACCCAAAACAGCTCCCGTCTACAGACGGTGTTCTGCGAATGTTGAGGCGCTATTAAAAGACGGACGCGAGACAATCGCTTACTATGTGGAGGATAAGGCTTCCTGGTATGAGTATCATGTATCCCGGATGATACCGGACGGACAAGTCGTGGCCTGGAGAAGTTTATAGAATAAAAATGGAGGTACAGAATGGATAATAGAGAGCGGCAGATCACAGACCTCCAGAGGTATCTGGATAACTGGCGGCGGCGCTGGCACCGGCAACACAGGAAACAGGAGATTAAAGCAAAAAAGAGGAGGAAGAATCATGAAGTATAAAACCGAAAAAATAATTGTAGGAGAGAATGGTGCAACATTCAAAGTGGGAAATGAAGTCAGTATTAGATATCCGAATGGCGGCGGATGTGGTTGTGTTACAATCACGAAGATTACGGATACGGGATTTCATTATTGCGTGGGTGGCAGGAGAGACAAGAGTATTCAGTACAAAGACATAGCTGAAATTTATTAAAATTATGGGAGGAAATCTGATGAGCAAAACATTAAAGTTACCAGTGGAGATAGGGACAGTTGTGTATGATGCGGATTGTCCCCGATATCCACAGCGGGTGATTGGTTACCGCATAGGGCGAATGATGGGAGAGGACGAGGAAGAATTTAAGGAAGAGCGCGAGGCAGATGTGCTGTACATTGAATATGAATGCGGTGGAATATCCGGTTCTTCTCCTGTTTCGTGTTTGGGGATAAGCATTTTTCTGACACGTGAGGAAGCCATACATGGAGGAGAAAAAAGTGAAGTTTATTAAAATTCCACTGACAAAACAAATGGAGGATGACTACAGAGAATGTGCAGCCATGATGGATAATGGTGAGGAAAAGGAGTGTGAAGGCTGCAGCCTAAGTGGCGGAAGTGAATTTGAATGCCTTGGAGAATACCCGTGGTGTAGCGAGGAATTAGGTTAAGGTTATCAGGGGGAGGTGATTCCATTGGAAAAGCATATTTTAGAGCAGTATACGGACCTTCAGGCAGAAGAGCGTAATCTGGCGAGGCGGATACAATCCCTTAATGATAAGATTTTGAACATGGAGAGGGGCGGCTATATGGTAGCCGATTCCGTTACCTGCGGCAGACGGGGTAAAAAACCGCTGGGCACTCGTAAGATACAGGGTTTTCCTCTGCCGGAGTATAACCACAAAAAAGAATGTCTAAAGACATATAAATTACAGCTTGAACTGGCAGATACGAAGTTGTTGGAGCTGTTGAAGGAAGTAGAGGAATATATTGAGGGCATTGAGGATAGCCGGATCAGAAGGATCATGCGATATCGGTATGTGGACAATCTGAGCTGGGTGCAGGTGGCACATCGGATGGGTGTAAAGCACACATCGGAAAGCTGTAGAAGTGCCCACGATAGATACTTGGGAATAAAAAAATAAAAGTTCGCCCGTTTTGCCCGCTTCGGATGTGTTAGGATAGTATCATGACGTACAAGTCATTTTAGACCTCCTCTTGTATAGGGCTGCGGGGTGTCACAGCTCCGCAGCTGAATCGCCAGTATTGTAATCCCTTATAAGACGGGCCCGTGTGCTGTAACGGGGCAACGCCACAGGGTACATGCCGGTACTCTTTGTATAATTTTATGAGCGAGGCGAACCCGACCGCTGGGGGAACCGATTAACTACAACCTCTCCGCTGGTGATGCATGGGGCTTGCCAGCGATAAGTAAAAAGCAAGATATTGCGAAGTACGGTGAAGTACAAACTGAAAAAGCATATCCAGCAAAGAACATGGGAGACGTCCCTGGGTGGAGTTGTGAGGGGGTTCTGATACCAAAAGCGGAATGGAAAGTTTACGGGAATGGACTTTAAACCGCATATCCCGGGTGCGGGATAACAGCACCGTTACGGCGGTGCAATGTTGGGGATTAGCTCAGTCGGTAGAGCATGCGGCTGTTAACCGCAGTGTCGTTGGTTCAAATCCAACATTCCCAGTAAGCTTATCTGCCATTGGACAACCAGTGAGGCAGGGTGCATGGCAGTGTATGGAGCTCCATATGCTGCGAAAGCCTCCGGGATTATCCCCCGGGGTAAGCAATCGCCCCAAAGGGCGAGCCCATCCTTGATATACATTTAAAAGTGCCAGGTCATTGTGACAGGGCACTTTTGCATTACCTGGAATAATGCCCAAATATTAATTATTTGAGGTGATGCACATGAACAGCTTTATAAGCTGGATAGGCGGCAAAAAAAGTTTGAGAAAGCAGCTCCTGGCAGAATTTCCAGAGAGTATTGACAGATATGTCGAGGTTTTTGGTGGTGCCGGGTGGCTGCTTTTTTCAAAAGAAAAGCACGCAAAATTTGAAGTATATAATGATGTAAACAGCAATCTGGTAAACTTATTCCGTTGTGTAAAATACCACCCTGAGGCATTGCAGAAAGAGCTGGATTATATATTGATGTCCAGGGAAGTGTTTTTTGATAATGTGGATCAGCTTGGGGTGCGCGGGCAGACAGATATACAAAGGGCCGCCAGATTCTTTATTGTAATCAGGGAGAGCTTTGGAAATGATTTAAAGTCGTTCCGGTGCAATACAGTAGATATGCCACAATTTATAGACTATTTGAAAGAGGTTAGTGGCAGATTAAGAAGGGTTGTTATTGAGAATCAGGATTTTGAAAAGATACTGAGAACGTATGACAGGCCGGGGACGTTATTTTATTTAGACCCGCCATATTATGAGGCTGAAAAGTATTATCCTGATCGATTTAATCCTGATGACCATATTAGACTACAAAGCGCTTTAAAAACTATAAAAGGCAAATTTCTCTTGTCTTACAATGATTGCCCAGAGATAAGGGATTTGTATACGGGGTACACCTTAATAGAGGTCGAAAGGATGAACAATCTGACTGCGAAGTCAACAAATACCAGATATAAGGAGTTAACCATAAAAAATTACTAGACAAACATATGTTCGATGATTATAATGAAAATCGGGCATTGTTTCAGGGAAGAGTGTTCAGTTTTCGGACTGGCACTCTTTTTGTGTTTACATAAAACGAAACGATTGAGAGGTGGTGAGGGTGCCACGGAAACTGGATGAGCGTGCTGTGAAGGCAAAGGAAATGTACCTGAACGGAAAGAAATTAGTTGAGATTGCAAGTCAACTAAATTTGCCGGAAGGGACTGTCCGGCGCTGGAAGAGCACGTATAAGTGGGGAAGCGAGCGCTCGTTAAAGAAAAGCGAACGTTCGCAAAGGAGAAAAGGCGGGCAGCCGGGAAACAGAAATGCTGTAGGCCACGGAGGGACAGGACCGCCGGGAAATAAGAATGCGGTAAAAACGGGAGAGTTTGAGACTCTCTTTTTTGATACCCTGGATGATGAAGAAAAGGAACTCCTGGAGATGGTACAGCCGGATAAGGAGCAGCTCCTTCTGCAGGAGATACAGCTTCTTACGGTTAGGGAGCGCCGGATGCTGAAGCGCATAGATGGCCTACGTGAATTGGAAGAATACCCTCCAGAGGAAGAAGAGGAGCCAGGTGTAATTGCAACAAAAGTTCCGCCGGGCATGACGGTAACGAAATACACTGCAGGATTTGAAAAAGGCAAGATCACAGACTTGCGGGAATTTACGGGTATCCTTGGGCAGATACAGGCTGTTGAGGAGGCCCTTACCAGGGTGCAGGCCAGACGCCAGCGTGCCATAGAGGCATTGCATAAATTTGGATATGATGATGCGCACCTGGAGCTCATAAAAGCCCAGGTGGACAAACTGAATCGAGACGGACAAGATGAAGATGGAGAGGACGGGGTGGAAATATTCAATGATGCGCCAAAAGAAGAAAGTTAAGATATCAGAGATAGTCATCCCGAAGTACCTCCCTTTGTTTAATGACCGGACGCATAGGCATATCATCCTTACTTCTGGGCGTGCGGGAACAAAATCCAGTTATGTGAGTATCGTAACAGATTTCCGGATTATGGATGAGCATAACGCATCCTGTGTTGTCCTGCGCAAGCACCACAATAAGCTGCGCAAGACGGTATATAAGGAGATGATACGCGGTATTAACCGCTTGGGAGTCAGTAAAAAACGGTTTAAGATCGGGAAATCCCCGATGGAGATAACCTACAAAAAGAATGGAAACACCATTTACTTTTCCGGATCTGACGGCGTGGATGACACAAAAGGTATCATAGATGAGGATAAACCCATTAAGCTTGTGGTACTGGACGAGCTGACGGAATTCTTCGACGACGGCGAGGGAGAGGAAGAACTGGCAAACATCGAGGCTACTTTCGTCCGTGGTAATCAGGGCGGATTCCAGATGATATATCTGTACAACCCTCCCAAAAATCCGAATGCCCCCATCAATGAATGGTGCCGTAAGATGGAGGAGAGGCCGGACTGTATCCACATACACACAGATTACAGAGATGTCCCACCTGATTGGCTGGGGCCTGATCTCATTGAGTCAGCGGAGGTCATGGAGCAGACAGATCCTAAGATGTATCGCTGGGTATGGCTTGGAGAGAGCATAGGTATAGACGATCTGGTCTACTACATGGTCAATAAGGAACTCCATTACTATGACGGCCTTCCCAATGACGAGAAAAAGACAATTGGTGAGATAGGGGTAGGCGTTGACTACGGCCAAAAGAACCCGACGGTATTCGAGGCATTTGGTGTCAGTTACAGCAGACAGACGTTATGCGGACTGGACGAGTGGAGTCATTGCGGCCGGGAAGAGGGACAGAAATCTCCTTCCGAATACGCAAAAGAATTGAAAGTTTTTTGTGATAGGCTGGAAAAAGAGTATGACAGGGTAGTGAGCTGGGTATTTATTGACCCTTCTGCAGCCGGCCTCATTGAGGAGGTGCGACGGATTATGCCACATATAGATGTTATCCCGGCATTCAACGATGTAAAGCTTGGGATAAGCAGAGTACAGAAATTCTTTTCTTTCCGCCGGATTTTGATTAATCAGCAAAAGCAAACGCTGCTTATTAAAGAGCTGGGGCTATATCAGTATGACCCCAAAAGCGTTGAAAAAGGCAAGGAAGAAGTATTAAAGGTCAATGACCATGCTGCAGATGCCACAAGGTATCTTGTATGCGGTATGTGGGGCTTAATAGCTATATTCCTGCCGTTTACAGAAAGAGAGTGAGGTGATAAGCAGTGATACAGTATGAGAGCATTAGAAAGGCGCTGGGCGTAGATATAGCGGTATCGCCGGAAATGGCTGAATCCATATACCGGTGGCAGCGCATGTATCGTAATAAGCCGCCCTGGATAAGCAAAGATGTCAAGGGTCTGAACTTGCCTGCGGCCATAAGCAGTGAGTTTGCGAGACTCGTTACAAATGAGGCCAGGATTGAGGTGAGCGGCAGCCCGAGGGCAGACCTAATAAATGAAATGCTCACGCCATTTAGGGGTAACCTTCGCAAATACGTGGAATTTGCGAGTGCCACTGGTGGTATTTGCTTTAAGCCATACCTTACCGGGGATAAGGTGGCTGTAGATATCGTACGGGCCGGTAATTGTTACCCGACGGAGTTTGATTCATCCGGTACGATGACCGGAGCTATCTTCCCGGAATTTAAACGCAAAGGTAAGAAGTTATACACACGATTGGAATACCACAGCCTGCAGGGAGATAAATACATCGTCATCAATCGGGCATTTGTTAGCAGAAAAGCGATTGTCAAAACAGATGAGATTGTGCAGCTTGGTATGGAGATCAAGCTGGAGGATGTCGATGAATGGGAGGATATATCCCCATATGAAGAGTTCAGGAATGCAGATTGTACGCTGTTCTCGTATCTTAAAATCCCGCTTGCGAATAACGTAGATCCTGATTCCCCGCTGGGGGTAGCGGTCTATTCCCGGGCGGAAAAACAGATACAGGATGCGGATGAGATGTACGGAGCAGCTCTTTGGGAGTACCGGTCAAAGGAGACTGCTATTCAGGCGTCAAACGAATATTTCAAAAAGAGCCGGCAGGGTGAGGTGCTCCTTCCAAAAGGACAGGAGCGTTTGTATTATCCTATGGGTAATGGCATTGCGGACCCTACGACAGGAAAGCCTCTGTTCAATGTATACTCCCCGGAAATCAGGGATGAAAGCTTTTTTAACGGGTACAATAGGATAATCCAAAAGGTAGAATTTAACAGCGGTCTTGCTTATGGTACTTTGTCAGATCCACAGAATGTAGAAAAGACTGCTGAAGAGATAAAGAGCAGTAAGCAGCGATCATATTCTACGGTTAAGGACATCCAGAATAGCACTGAGGAGGCCATTCGGTATCTTGTAAAGGCAATTGAGGTCTGGGTTGATATGGGCGGGCTTGCCCCGCCTGGAAAAGTAGAGGTGTCCTGTGACTGGGATGACTCATTGATTGTCGATAAAAAGTATGAGCTGGAGCAGCTCAGAGCTGATCTGGCTGCCGGAATCATAGGACCGGTAGAATTTCGAATGAAACGTTACGGTGAAACAGAGGACCAGGCTATGAAAGCACTTGCAAAAATCCAATTCCCGGATGATGTACAGGAGTGATGTAGATGCGACCGGAGGAAATGGGGAGCCTGCCCCTGCAGGTGGAAAAGCTTTTCTATGGACTACAGGATAGGATCATGTCCGATGTGGTCAGGCGAATTAAAAAGACAGGTGAAATAACATCTACAGCAGATTACCAGCTCAATCGTATCAAGATACTCGGTAACTCAACGGAGTTTATCGAGGACGAGTTAAAAAGATTACTGAATGCGACGTATCCTGAAATATTTGCCCTGTATGACAAGGTGATAGATTGGGAATATGTACGTAACAAGAGCTTGTATGAGCAGGTCAATGGGCAGTTCACACCGTCAGAAGAAAACGACTGGTTGCAGGAATTGTCCTCTGCAATCGTCAGTCAGACAAAAGGGGAGATCAAAAATATCACACAATCCCTGGGTTTCTCCCTGGACTACGGTAATGGGAAAAAGGTATTTACACCACTGTCCGAATACTATCAAAAGTATCTTGACCGGGCCTGCCTGGATATTGCGTCAGGCGCCTTTGATTACAACACAGCTTTACGCCGGGTGGTACGAGAGATGACATCATCTGGTATCCGCTCTGTCGATTATGCAAGCGGATATTCCAACCGCGCACCTGTGGCGGCCAGAAGAGCCGTTATGACAGGCGTGCATAACCTCAGCAATAAAATAAACGAACAGCTTGCAAAAGAGCTGGAAACGGACGATTTCGAGGTCACAGCACATTATGGCGCCCGGCCAACACACGCAGTCTGGCAGGGCAGAGTGTACAGCCGCCGAGAACTGGAGTCTATTTGTGGTCTCGGCAGCGTGACTGGCCTTTGCGGTGCAAACTGTAATCATTCGTACCTGCCTTTTATCAAGGGTATATCGACCAGGACCTATACAGATGAGATGCTGGAAGACATCCGCGAGGATGATGCCAGAATCAGAAAATACCGGGGTAAGGAATATGATGGGTATACCTGCCGACAGAGACAGCGTGAGATGGAGACAACCATGCGGGCGCAGCGGGAACGGATCAAGTACCTGAAAGAAGGTGGCGGCCATGATGCGGTGCTGGCAGCTCAAGCGAAGTATCTGCAGACTCTGCATGAGTACAAGGGGTTTTCAAAAATCATGGGGTTGCAGCCACAGATGGAGCGTGTCTATATGGACGGGCTCGGGCGGATGGCAGGCGGGCGAAGACCCACGAAAGCAGTTGTAAAATCCGGTGGAAGTGATATAATAAAACATATAAAAATACCTCAGATTCCAGCAAGTACCGTATCAAAAAAAGTCGAAGCAGGTGAGTATTCCACGAAGCTGAGTAAGCAACAATACGAGAAGCATGTGTTTGGAACAAAAAAATATATGGAATACCGACAAACCCGTGAAGCGAAAGGTGGAAATCCACAGAGTATATTGACAATCAGTGCAGATGAGGTGCAGGATATTATTAATCGGAAATCTGGCACAGGAATTGTGAGGGTTGATAGAAATGGAAATGCAAGGAACGTTGAAGACATTATTTGTGATAAAGTAATAGGGCAGTATTATGCAAAGGGAAGTTTTCACGATACTAAAAAAGCATCAATTCACTATTCTAAAAATAACGCGCACATTGTGCCAATAAGGGGTGATAACTACGATTAATGTATGGGACTTTCAGGATATAGAAGGAAATATAATGATAACTTGTACTGACGGACAGACAATAAAGGGAAAAATAGGAGATATTGTCGATGCCGGAGAAGAAGCGGAGGATTATGGCTATGAGGAAGACAGCATTACAGTTTATAGCGAAGGAAAAGCTGTAACCATTCCGCAAAGTGAAATAAAATCGATAGAAACACTATAATACCATCAGTCAAAATGGCTGGTGGTATTTTTATGCCAACTTTTAGGGGGTGTCTGATTGATTACAGTAACTATGGGCCGCACAGGGGTAGATATCAGCGGCCACGCAGGATATGACAAACAAGGTCGAGATATTGTGTGTGCTGCGGTATCCGTACTTGCGCATAATCTTGTCATATCCCTGGAGGCTTTAACACCTGACAAGGTGTTTATAGAGGAACGGCAGGGATACATGAGCATAATCTGGAGTGATCTGTCAGACAAAGGCAGGATACTGGCAGATTCCTTCTTTCTTGGTATTTGCGATATAGAGAGGGATTATCCAGGGGTGGAAATCAAATATGGTAAATAAGCACGCGGGGACGCCCGGGTGTTTTTTATTGTCCAATACCGGTTATGACGTTTAAAAGGTCTCGGAAACTGACCGGCAAGTCATATAAACTGTACAGCCTCCGGAAGACACCGGATATAAAAACGAAGGCGGAAAGGATGAATATGGATTTAAAAGAATTACTTGGAGATGAGCTTTATGCTCAGGTGGATGCGAAACTTGCAGAAGTAAATGGTGCGGATGACAGGAAAGAGAATCCTGTTAAATTTGTGGATTTGTCGGACGGAGCATATGTCAGTAAAGAGAAATATACCGGACTGAAAACAGAAGCAGACGGATATAAGAAACAGCTCACCGAGGCAAGCGCCACCATTGAATCTTATAAGGGAATGGATATTGATGGCATTAAAAAATCTGCGGATGAATGGAAACAGAAATATGAGACCGATACGGCGGCACTGAATCAGCAGATTGAGATCCAGAAGAGGACATTCGCGGCCGAGAAATTCCTCGATGGTCAGAAGATTAAGTCTCCCCTTGCAAAGAAAAGCATTCTCTCAGATTTCATGTCCCAGGATCTTGAGTTTAAGGATGGTACTTTCGTGGGCGCCGATGACTATATGAAAAAAATGAGAGAACAGTATCCGAATGACTTCGAGATTGAACAGCAGGAAGAGCCGCCCAAGAAAAAAACATGGGTGAGAGGAACCAGCGGGTCATATAAGCCCGGAGTAGTGGATTCTGAAGAAGCCTATTTGAAACAGAAGTATGGTAGCAACAAATATTACAGAGGAAAGTAAAGGAGATTGAACTATGGAATATGGCGGATATAACGTAACAGAGAAATACAGCAGTATTGTGGAGCCGAATTTATACTACGACTCTATTTTTCAGCCGGGAATGACCTATACGGATAAATTCCAGGGCGATGCAGCGTCTGGTCTGGTTAAGATTTTTAAGGTCGGAGATGATGGAGTACAGGATCCGAAAGTTCCGGCTGCTGATTTCAGCCATGAGAAAGTGAATAATGAACTGATTGACCTGAGACTGAACAACATGCAGCAGAAATCTAAGAAAATCTATAACATTCAGGCGCAGGGCGTGCCGTACAACATGGCGGAGGAGCATTTGTCCCAGGCCGTTATGGATTGTAAGGAAGGATGGCAGGCATCCGGTCTTGCTTGTCTTGCAAATGAGGGCACAGCAATGAGTGATACAGAAGCACTCACCGCGGCAAACATCAAAAAGAAAATCATCGAGGCGCGTAAAGTAGTGCGTAAAGGGAAAGCAGTTGCGAACATCGTGCTTGCGTCCGTTGACACTTATTCTACAATGCTGGAAGCTGCAGGCGATCAGTATACCCCGGTGACCAATGACAGCATTATGCAGTCCGGACAGATAGGTAGATGGCTTGGTATGCTGTGGGTAGAGGCAAATATGCTTGATATCCTGAGCGCGGCCAAATATTACAACTGTGCCGGTGACCTCAAGACAGTTGACCTGACCGGTATCGACTTCATCATGTACGACTGGAACGGCTTTTCTATCGTGGACAACCTGGAGATGATCCGGCTGAAAGATTCCGAGAATTTCAACGGCACACTTGCCCAGGTTGAGATCAACACAGGATACCGTGTACCGACAGCTGCAAAAGTAGTCGTAAAAAAACACGGAGCTTGACAAGTCTGACGGTTACCTCCGTAGCAGGTAGCACGAGCGGCTCTACTAAAATCACGGTAGAGCCGGCGCTGTCAAGTGGTAACAGCTACAAGTACAAAGTAGCCGCAAATCCAACTATGCCGAATGCAGGGCAGGAATGTAAGACCGGGTACACTGCATGGGATGGTGCAGCAGAGATTACAGCAACAGCAGGTCAGAAAATTGTTGTTGTTGAGGTAGATGCGGATAACCGCTGCTTTGGAGCTGGAATGGCCGTAATAACCGCCGCAGAATAGAGGTGAGTATATGTCACGGGTAGATGTAAATTATCAGTATTATACTGATGCTTTTATGGGTGATACCCTTACAGAGATTGACTTTAAAAAGTACAGCAGGCGCGCTGAGTTGATGGTGAACCAGATAACATACGGCAGAATCCATGAATTTGAACTGCGCCCTGATGATTCAGAAGCTGTGAAAGCCGCAATATGCGCTGTAGCCGAAATTTTAGCTGAGGATCACCGGCAGAAAGAAATGACTGGCGGGCGATTTGTAAAGAGTGTCAATACTGACGGGGAATCCGTGACGTATGCGGATACCTCAGACAATCAGTCGCCAGAAGATGTACTGTATGATAAGTGCTGTTCTGAAGCCCATCTTTACCTGGAAGACACGACACTCTTATATCCGGGGGTGTACTATGATTATTAATGACACAGTGACCATATATAATCGCAAGGTAAATCCGGATACACGGAAAGTAGAGTATTTCGGGCATGTGTCGCCATGTCATTATTACTGCGAAAATAAGGTGATAACGGGCGATAAAGGAGATGGCGGCCTGAAGCACGCTGATGTATTTAAAATCCGGATTCCTGCCGAATATCTTGACGGGTATGTGGCGCCGGATGAGTATGCGAAGCTGCCATACAGCCCTGAGATGACGGCTTGGACTGTAGAAAAAGAAGATCTGTTTATCCTCGGGGTGTATGATCTGAAGATAAATGGGATCGGTGATCTGCAGAAGACGCACCGGCCATATGGCATGGTAGATAATTATGGAGATAACCGGAAAGGGTTTATCCCACATATAAGATTTGGAGGTTGTAAGTAATGGCAAACTTCCACTTGAAAATTGACCCATCCGACCAAATTCTCCTCAAAAGGAGCTTGGGTAAAAACGGAAGAGGGCAACTGTTTTTTGCTTCTGAGTTTGGCCGTAAATGCCGGCCGTATGTGCCCGAACTTTCGGGGCGGTTACGGGATAGCATGAGAGCAGAGCCTGGTAGCGTGTCCTGGGATACCCCATACGCAAGGCGGCAGTTTTATGAGCACAAAAGCAAGGGTATGTGGGCGGAAAAGTGCTGGCAGGACCAGAAAAAAAGCATTATTTCATCCACCGCAAAATTCTGCGGAGGGAGGGCAACATGAGTATTATTGAGTCGATTAGGGATTTTATAGCAACCTGTCCATTTATTGAGGAACTGGATACCATGTTTCCTCCCGTAAATGTGGATAAATTGGAACCGGAACCGTCTTACAGCATCGAAAGCGTTCCTTCGGACCCTATTGTAAAACGGTGTATTAACGGAGACAGTATCCGCAGGGTTACTTTTTATCTGTGCTCCAGAAATCTTTATGGGGCGGAGGAGAACCTGGATACCAGCCAGTTTTATGAGAGCTTTGCTGATTGGCTGGAGGATTGTACCAGGACAAAATGTCTTCCAGCATTAGGAGATGGGCAGACTGCCAGGGCAATAAAAGCAAATACGCACGGGTACATCAATGATAGTGAGGCAACATACGCCCAGTATCAGATCCAGTGCGAATTACAATATTATCAAAAAAGAAAGGTAGGATAAGCATGAGAAGATTGGATTTACAGAGGTTTGCGGACACTGAAGCAGTGCAGCGGTATCAGGAGGCACTGTACATTAATGTTGGCGCAGCAGGTGCGGCTACAACTTATGAACTGTTTGGAACAGGTGTTACCAAAGCGGACGAGAGCTTCGACACGAAAACAAAAGAGAGCCGCTATATCAATCAGAAATCTACATCCCAGAGTATTACAGGATACGGATATTCCATCGGTTATGAATATGAGAATATCCCGTCTGAGAAAGCTGTCAAGCTGATTGATTCTGTGGCAAAAAAGGAGAAAGTGGGATCAGAGGCAGAAACAGATCTGGTGATCGTATCCCTGTACATGCCGAAAGAGGCAAGCAAGGGATATCCGGCAAGAAAAAGGAGAGTGACCATCTCCCCGGATTCTAACTCCGATAATGATGGAACAATGGTAGGTTCTGGCAGCCTCCTGGGTAAAACAGACTGGGAGTATGGCACTTTTGATGTGGAGACAAAGGCATTTTCCGTTGATGCTGCAGTTGCTGCCAAGTTTGATGTGACGGCACCGTCGGGAAATTAAGTGGTGCTCCGGTAACTACGGCAGCCGTAGCACCTGCTAAAACAGCCGTAAAAAAGGTGACTCAAAAGAATGTGAAGAGTGAGGCCGGGGTGGAATAGCCCTGGCCCTTTTATGGAGGTAGAAGAAATGCAGATAGATTTTGAAGCGCTTAACTTTGATGCAACAGATGCAGACACCCTGCAAAAATATCTTGGGGCGATGGATGCCATTGCAGAAAAAGCGAACAAGTTTGATAAAAAAGCCCCACAGCCAAAACAGTACCGGTATCTTTGTAAAACAGTGAAAGCTTGTTTTGATGACATATTCGGAGCCGGAATGGGAGAAAAAATCTGTGGATCTAACGATTCCCTGAGAACCTGTACAGACGCGATTAGAGAATTGATAGAAGAATATGACCGCCAGATGCGTGAGCAGGATAAAGCGAATGAAGCGTTCATTGCAGTGATAGAGTCTGTGGGTACGAAGCGAATAGATACTACTGCTGCAGATGGGAAGGCTGTTGATGTTGAGTGAGATTAACAGAGTCACTCCCGGAAACAGTAGAGATCGCGGGGGAACAGTACGCAATCAAAACGGATTTTAGGGATATTCTCCGTTATGATGAGATTATCAGAGGACAGAGTGATGGAGAAGCGGTATTAAAGGCCATAAACATGCTTTTGGGGGAAGAGGTGCTACGCAAACCAAATATGAGAGCTGATGATATAGTAGAGACGATTGGGTGGTTTGTCAAATGCGGTGATATCAACAAAAAAAATACTCTCCCACGTGCAGCACTGGGCCTTAATAATGCGGTGCCTATGGATTTTTGTGCTGATTCCGCTTTGATCTATACTGCCTTCCTACAAACGTACGGGCTTGATCTGTACGATATTCCGTATCTGCACTGGTGGAAATTTAATTGGATGCTGGAGGACATTTCTCCGTCGTGTCGTCTGTCAAAGGTGATTGAATACCGGACGATAGACACGAAAAACAAAAATCTGTCCAAGGAACAGAAGAAAGCTTATGCGGCCTTACAGCGGTATTTCCGTGTCCAGGAAAAGAAATCCGAAGAAGATGAAGCCATAGTACAGGCGCTCCTGGAAGGGAGGGACCCCTTTGGATAATGACAAAAAGCGCATAAAGATTGTGTGCCCTTATTGTGGATATAAAATGCCCATAGCTTATGATCCGGCAAGGGTTATATGCAAAGGAGTATATATTCAATGCAAGGGCAGAAAGTGCAAAAAAGAATTTGAAATAAGGATTTAAGTGTCAAGTAGAGCCATTATGAGCCGATGACGCTTGCGAAAGGCAGGTGGGATTATTGGCTGATGGCAAAATTACGATTGACACAAGTATAGATAATGCTGGGGCGCTAAAAGACCTTAAAAAACTGACAAGCAACGTCAGCCAACAGGGTAACGCGGCAGCAGGGGCAGCGTCCAGTGCTTTTAGTAAGATTGGTTCCGCTGCAAAGCATTCTGCAGAGATCGCAGTAACGGCCCTTGCCGGTGTGGGGACGGCTGTCGCGGCTGCTGGTGGGCTTGCCGTTAAAGTTGGTTCCGATTTTGAGGCTGCCATGTCAAAGGTGGCTGCTGTTTCTGGCGCAACCGGAACAGACCTTAGCAAACTGACTGATAAAGCTAAGGAGATGGGGGCGAAAACAAAATTTTCTGCTTCAGAAGCCGCTGAAGCCATGAATTATATGGCAATGGCCGGCTGGAAGACAGAGGAAATGCTGAATGGTGTAGAAGGTATCATGAACCTGGCGGCGGCGTCAGGAGAGGATTTAGCGTCTACATCTGATATCGTGACGGATGCATTGAGTTCGTTCGGATTGCAGGCCAGTGACAGCGGGCATTTTGCAGATATCCTTGCGGCGGCGTCCAGTAATGCGAATACTAACGTTGCCATGATGGGTGAAACCTTTAAATTTGCAGCATCAGTTGCCGGTGCAATGGGATATACAGCGGAAGATACAGCCCTTGCAATTGGCCTGATGGCAAACAGAGGTATAAAGGCAAGTCAAGCCGGTACTGCGCTCAGGAGTATCATGACAAGGCTTTCAAAGCCAACGAAAGAGACCCAAGGAGCTATGAACAAGCTCGGTATCTCCCTGACAGATTCTGAGGGCAATATGAAGTCCTTGGACACTATCATGCAGGATCTGCGCGAGGGATTTTCCGGGCTGAGCGAGGAAGAGAAAGCGGCTACTGCGGCAGCATTAGGAGGCCAGGAGGCAATGTCTGGTCTGTTGGCTATTGTAGGAGCATCTCCAGAAGAATACGAAAAGCTACAAAACGCGATTGAAAATTGTGACGGCACTGCTGAGAGAATGGCAGAAACCATGCTGGACAATCTTCAGGGAAGCCTAACCATCCTCAAATCATCTCTGGAAGGTCTGGGAATCGAAGTATACGAGAGTATGCAGGAGCCTTTAAAGAATGCTGCAGATAATGGGATTGCGGACGTCAACAGACTCACAGAAGCTTTTAAACAGGGCGGATTTGACGCTGCTGTCGAAGAGGCAGGAGACATACTGGCAGGGCTTACCACGAAAGTAGCACAGTCGGCTCCTAAGATGATTGATGCCTCAGTATCTGTGGTTAAATCCTTTGTAAAAGGTATTGGCAAAAACAAGATGCAGCTTAAAGTTGCGTCAAATGACATCGTTAAGTCCCTGTGTGATGGGCTGGTAAAACTTCTTCCGAAGGAGATGCAGAAGCCTGCGAAGAAATCCCTGGATTCTCTCGTAAGGACATTTAAGTCCGGAACCAAAAACATTCTGAACGTTGCGCAGTCAGTTTTAAATGCTGTAGGTGCTGTGTTTAAAAGGCTGGGCGGTAATATGGATGACATTATCCCTACTGTTGTCAGCGTTGTGGCCGCCTTTAAAACTTTCAAAGCTGTTAGCGGTCCAGTGTCATCCGTTGTAAGCGTCATCACCAGTTTAACAGGCGCTGCAAAAGGAGCGGGACTTGCGACTACCGCTTTAAACGCTATTATGGCCGCAAACCCTGCTACCCTGATTGCCGGTGCCATTGCCCTACTTGTAGGCGGATTGGCTGCGTATGCGCTCACGGCAGGCCGTGCGGATGAACAGCAGAATGCCTTTAATGAGCGAATGGATAAGCTGGGCGCATCCATAGAAAAGAACCAAAATGCAATAGATCAGCTCGGGGAATCCATGAAGGATACCAGTTCTTCTATTGAAGCATCCGCAGCTCCTGTTGAACGCCTGCGGGATAAAATGTCAGAGGCATTTGACGAAACCGGTCATGTGAAAGAAGGGTGCGAGGATCTGGCTACATCCATCCTTAATCAGCTTAATGACGCGATGGGCACGGAATACAGCCTTACTGCTGATGGATTTATCCAGAACAGTGAGGGCGTAAAGCAGTCTATTGATGATGTTAATACCTCTATTGACGAGTATGTGCAGAATTTGAAAAATAAGGCTCTTCAGGAGGCGACAACAAGCCAATATACCGAGGCAATAAAAGAGCAGGCAGAAGCTCATAGAGACTTAGCTGAAGCGCAGAAGGCTCATCAAGAAGCTATTGAAAAGGTAATTGATGTTGATGAACAGTGGCGTAACGGACTGGCAGACCAGGAAGCACTTGAAAAAGCCCAAAGAAATTTAGAAAAAACAACAGGGAAATTACAAGACGCCGGAAGGGCCGCTGTCGAAGCTGACGCACAGGTCGAAGGGCTTGAAGGGGTCATGGACGAACTGGGGAAAGGAACCCCGGAGAGTGTGCAGAAGGCAATAGATGCTTATGCACAGATTCCCATTGAATCAGAAGAGGCGGCAAAAGGAGTAGTTGCCAGTCAGGAAACTATACAGGATGCACTTTCCTCTACGGACTACAGTAAAATGTCCGAAGGATTTCAATTGGCTATCATGCAGATTGAAAAATCCGGTGGAGAAATTCCCAAGAGCTTACAGCAGTCCATAGTAGAAGCACTGAAGAATTTTGATAAATTGGGTACAGAGGGTCAGGAATCTGTGGCAAGTGCAATGCGTCTAATGATGGATGCAATGAAGGATAAGATTCCTGAGTTTTCAAACATGGCCGGCGCTACATCCGATCAGGTTATACAGACATTCGGAAAATACCTGAAAGACAGCGGCGCTCTTGGCGATATTGGGACAGAAGCTCTGGACAAGATGATGAAAAGCATGGAATCTGCGGACGCCACATCTGTGCCGAATAAAAAGGGAAAAGAAGTCACTGAGACAGCCGCACAGTCTATGCGGGATGGTTACGAGGTCATTAATACTGCATCAAAGGGCGCAGGCGAACAGATAGGCCAAGGATTTTCTGCAGCGGATTATTCGCTTGCAATTACTGCCGCAGCAAAGGCTTGTAATATGACCGTAGAGGAGCTGATGGGTCACCAGGAGCAGATATATGCTGTTGCGGCACAGGTTGCACAATCTGGAGGAAATGGATTCACGGCTGCTGATTTGGTAGGTATATTTGGTTCCAATGCACAGGCAGCCGCAGATGCGGCCAATTTCGCGCTTATAAACGGCTCTGCACAAGCAGGAGCAAGCGGCGCCAATTTTGGTAATTCCACAAATGCGGCCCTTATGGCATCAAATATGCCAGGGGTATTTGCTGGTCAGGCAAATGGTGCGGCGTCAAATTTTGCATTTGGTATGTTATCCGGTGCAGGCCAGGGAGCTGCGGCGGCAAGCAGTGTAGGCAGTTCTGCAGGTATGGCCTTACAAAATTCAGGAATCAGCAGTATGTTCCAGACAACCGGAACGAATGCGACCAATATCCTGAATAGCACTATTAAAGGGAGCCAGGGTACAATATCCTCCGCGTCAGCAAATCTTGGGCGATCCTCTGCGTCTGCCTTAAAAGGGGTTAACCTGGGAAGTAACTTCCAGTCACAAGCCCGTTCCGCAGTGAACATGTTTTGCGCCGGTATTCGGGGACTTACATCTTCTGCCATCAGCGCGGCAAGAGCGCTGGGTACAGGCAGTATTCGCGGGCTGAGTGAATGTAATCTGTCCACTGCAGGAAAGACACAGGGATCACAGTTTACAAGCTCTTTTGCTTCAGGTATCAGTTCAGGTAGCAGTTCTGCATCTGCATCAGCTACGGTGGTAGGCGGAAGTGCTCTAAGCAGTCTGAGCGGTTATTCTGGCAGTGGTTATGACATAGGTGTCCAGTTTTCTGCAGGCTTCGCCTCTGGTATTCGGGCAGGCGGCGGCGGAGTGGCAGCAGCGGCAGCAGACGTTGCAAATCAAGCT